AGTGTACTCGATATTCTCCACTGAGCTTCAGATAATTTCTGATAGTCAGACATATACATGTCACCTTCTAACTCATGTAAGTTTCTAACAGGACTAGCAACACATCTATCTAACTCTTTAAACAACTCAAGCATAGTAATATCTTCGTGACCCCACTTAACTATTGTCTGTGGTTGCTTTATCTTTTGCATTATCTTTCTCCTTTTGTTTAAGTTTATAATAAGTATCGGGGTTGTCTACAAATACATCATGGTTGCACATGATACATGAGATAGGTTCCAACCCATCCCAATGTACACAACCACAGTTACAGCAAGTCCATCTGCTTGGCATCAACAGGTTCCTTTCTTTTCTCTACTGTTAGAGTGTAAGCATACTCACCATTGTCACTTACATAATCTTCTATAAACTTATACTCTAAATGTAAACCAAGATCAATCAATATTTTATTAGCTTCTTCTATGCCTATCTCAAATCCTTCTGACTTATAGCTATCATTGAATACTATCATTCTCCATACTCCTCTGGGCAACAGTCGGGACAGTAATATTCATCCAGACCTACTATAAAAGCTTCGTAAGCATTGGTCATATAACCACAGTCTTGACACTCTATTTGTTCTTTATAGTCATCCATCTTCTTTATGCCCCCATACTCTAAGTCGGATATAAAATCCTTCTTCTTCACTGTCCCAATTATAATCAAAGTTTTTACCATAGTGTTCTTGTAGTACACCTATTAACTCATGTTCAAATTCTTCAGGCATCTTCTTCCTCCTCTACATAGCAAAACTGTATAGACTTTTCATCTTCTCTTGGATCAATCCATTCCAAGAAATTATCCACTGTCATAATCTCATTTGGTTCATACCATCTTATACATTGATCCATTGCTGATGCCTCATCTTCAGCCTCAACACAATGATTTAATTCAAATAGAACAGACCTATAAGTCTTTACATTATATGTCTTCATCTTCTTTCTCCTTTGGATAGTAAACATCTACGATACTCTCACACTTAGGACAACTTAGGTTAGTAACCATGACATAGAATTCATCATCTATATCATGGTCACCACCCCAAATCAACTCAGTCTTACAGTGCCAGCAGTTCACGCTACTAACAACTCCTTCCATGCTTCAGACTTAATCATTTTACGTACCTTCTCTTCTCTAATAGGCTTGGCATTATGTAGGGATGATCCTTGCCTAGTCTGACCATGCGTAGACCACCATGTAGCTGCATTATATGCAGACCATAGACTACCAGTATCACTCGTACCATACTTATCATAGTTACCTCGACCATGTAAATGTCTAGACTCTTCATCGAATGTTTTCATAAGATTAGATAGCATAACTTTGTTAGCTACTTTCTTTCTGGTCACATTGTCAGTACGTCTAGCTATAGTTTTACTAAACAAATCAATGGCTTGTGGTCTAGTAACCTTAGTATCATACCAAGTACGCATCTCAGTCATACCTTCACCTACTATAAACTCACCAGCGTTTTGTATCTTCTTAGCAAACCCACTGACATTAAAGTTCTTTGTGTGTCTACCATAGATGTAAGCCAGCTTGTCACCACTCACCAAAGTATTATAGCACATAGAACGCCAAAGTCCAACCATCATATTGTTAGCCCATGTTCTATTTTGTGATGTCCTAAACTTTAACTCTGGTATTACTGTGTCAGTAAGTTTACCTATGCTTTGTTCATGTGCTGGAAACTTAGCAGTAAGTTCTATCCTAGCTCCATCATCGTGAACATTAGTTTGAAACTCAGCATTAGTTAAGTCTAATCCCGACATAGCAATAGCTTGCTCAACACCATCTACGATGTCCATATACTGAACCACCTCATAATTCTCAGAGACTATGCCTAATGGTTGCTTAGTATCTTTACGTCTAAGACCAACACCAATGTTAGAGGGTACTTTGTATTGTGAATGGGTATGACCTTCTTCACCAAAGTGAAACAAGTTAAACTTTTCTACTTCAAAATCTAATATACTATGATCAAACATTATTAGCCTTCCTTTCTATCTAAAAATTCATCATAACCTTGTTGAAATTGTTTTACTTCACGTTCTTTCTTTTTAATAAACTCAAGTACTTCTGTACTTGCATCAGCACCTAGATCATTCTTAAATATTAAAGAACTATTAATTCTTTTTAAGAGTTTGCTATTGTACTCTCTACTGTTCATATGTATTGCTCCTTTTCACTACGTTCAAGTATATATTTTCTAGCCATAGCACGATCCTCACCTTCCTCAAACTTACTAAGGATATTAGACATAGACCATGCTTCGGACTTACTCTGTAACCCTAGTGATATTTCATGCTCAACTTTAGCTTTTATTACTTCATATAATCTTGTCATTATTCATCTCCTGTCCAGTTATAAAATTTATCTATAGCCCAGACCTTTGCATCTTCTTCAGTCATGCCTTGGTCAATAGCTTCTTCGTACAGTTGTAATAGTCTTTCTTTTACATCACTCATTAGTCAAAGCACTCCCCTCGTTTATATTTTTCATAGGCTTCCTCTCTTTTATATTGGTTCCACCACCATGCTGGCATTAAATTATATTTTCTTTCATAATCATTTGACCATTCGAGATAACTTAATACTTCATATTCATCTTCCATAATAACTCCTATACATAAATATCAACAAGTATTCCAACCTTATTTTTTAGGTTAGCTTCATAGGCTAACACCCTGTAATCTAACCAATTCCACTTATAAAATAAACCTACCATAATAAACTCCTATCTGTTATAACATAATATAATCTCTATGTAAACGACTAACGTGCTGTGCATTTTTATATTTAGTTGGATACTTTTCAGCCATAAGCTGACACCAACTATCCCATAAATATTTACAACCTCCTAGTTCATCACATAGTTTTATATAAAGATTAGCTTTGCCTAATGCAGTATCATATTTAACTTTACCTAACTTAAAGGCTGATGCTGATAGTCCGAATCTTTTTAGATTGTGAACATCCAGACATCCTACTTTACCTATGCAAAGCTGCAAAACAAAGCCAGCTTTGACTAAACCAATGTTAGGGATACCAGCGACAGTTAGTAGCTTATCAGCTAACGGCATAGTCTTACTAAAGATAGCTTGGTGAAGTTTTTTCTTATTGGCTAAGATATATGCCCAACCATCACGCTTCGATCCAAATAAATACTTAGATAATAAACCATTAGCTTTAACATCTAGAACTTGCCGTCCTACTTGATCCCATTGTTGTTGTATTGATAACATATCAACAAGGATAACCCTAGCTGTATTGTCTGGGCTTTTTCTTGCGAATTTACTTATATCTTTTTGGTGTGTGGTAAACATTGATTGCTCCTATTATAAGTAACTCTAAGACTACTACTAAGTAGTAGTCTAAGAGTTACGTAATGCTAGTTGGTTCTCCAAAATCGGATACCACCAGTTACACTTCTATATGCTCCTTTAAAATCTTCGTTCCAGACTTTCCTGTAGTTAGCTGATGCTTGATGCACTTTGCTACCCATTTTATCTTGTAAAATAGACGCACAAGGTATAAAAAAGCTATCATTTTTCTTCATTAATTCAAAGGGGAATTGTCCCTTATAACCTGAAGCATTGTTACGATACCATGTTGGCATCGGTATATTTTTCTCTATTTTATAAGAAATCGGCTTAGTTCTTGTGTCGAAATCATCGGTTACTTTCTTTAACATAATATTACCTCTTTTGTTGGATTTAAAAAGGGGGAACTTTCTACTGAAGGCGTCCCTCGTTTCCTACCTATGTCTTAATTTTATAGTCGTTTATAGGCTTAACCGTGTTAAATTATCACTCGACTTTTTTACTTATTGCTAAGTAAATGTAAGCACTCTGGCTATAGTCCAAATTGACAGGGCCACTAGCTCTGAAGGTGGCATCCATCAACCGCAACCTTCGTTCTCTGTAAAGAAAAAGACGTTACAGCATCTCCCAGAGTGCTTACATTTACTTAGTAAAATAGGCAGTTTTAAATCATGCCTAGGATTTCGGAGCAACTGTTAAGATATAGTTACTTGACCTTGACGGTCAACAATACCGTTCATCCCATTGAAAGTATTGCGATCCATCTTGTATATAACAAGACGTCCCATCTCGATTTTAAAAGATTGGGCAAGTCTTTTCATAGACCAGTTGGATTTAGCAACTCTAACTCGAACAATAAATTGAATACCGAAAATGTTTAATGTTTTCATAGTAAGCTCCACAATTTGCTGGTCATCAAGGGCTGACCAACTTGGCCCTTATAAGTAACTCTATGTACTACTACTAAGTAGTAGTACTAGAGTTACGTAATGCTACTGGTTTTATTCCCAACTCTTATCGTTGACAGTAATTTTCTGGTAACCAACAGCTAAAGCTATTCCTGATTTAAAAACTTCAAGTTCTTGCTGATCTTGAAAGTAAAAAGTAGCTTTTTCTTCTTTATCCATTCCAAACTCAACAACACATTTTACAGAGCCAGACTTAGGGCCGTAAAACACATCCGATAACAAACTCACTTGGTCTTTATTTAGCATCTCAAATCTCCTATTATAAGTAACTCTATGTACTACTACTAAGTAGTAGTACTAGAGTTACGTAATGTTATTCCGATTTCGACATCATTTTAATAGTATTTATCAAAAGCCAATGACAATAACCAGCTATTGCTGGAAATATCAGAGTAGCAAACAACGAAGATGCCGTCCCTAATTCTTGATAAGGAGGATATTGCAAGTAGTCCCGAACTACCACACTTAGTGTGATAGCCCAGAACCAGATTGCTGGTATCATAGTATATAAAAAGATTTTCATTTTACTATGTCCAGACATATTCTTGAACTTGTTCCCCCAAACCACCGACATCGGCTGGAGTAGTCCATTCTTGATAAAGATAATCATTAAAGATTTCACTGTCTTGAGCTTCCTCAAGACTTAGGAAAGCCCCTAACCATTCATCATTTTCTTTGTCATAGACATCCCAAGTACCGTCTTGGTATTTTACTTCAAAGCAATAAGTATTATACTTACCTTCACATTTAACATCGTAGTTTAAAGAAATCATAGTCTCTCCTTTGCTTGGTTAAAATCTAATGAACTTATTAAAAAATATAGTATATATATTCTTAAATAAAGTCAATAGAAAAACCCTGAGAACTCGAAAGCTCTCAGGGTATCTAAGCTACGCTTCGGCTTGATCTTCAGCCTTCGGCTGTTCTGCTCTACCCTTTGGGGCTATCCCTTCGGGAAGTGCATCTTTGTTGGCTATGGTAAAGAAAGAGCCATTAGCATGAAGTATTCTTATGGGCCGTCCAGCTTCTTTCTTCTCATTGTAGCCACCCTTCTTAAGGGTGTTCCACTTGTTGCCATTAGTCAAGAATTGAAATGTTTTTGTCATAGTATTTCTCCGATTGTTTGCTGGTCTGGATGGGCCGACCAACTTGGCCCTCGTAAATAGATTTAAGAATCGTTAAACCCCTTATAAGTAAGGGGTTAAACTATTCTAATGGTTCAGCATTTCACTCGTCTTAGCCCTAAAGGGCTAGTCGTCAAGGCTCTGGTAATCTCATCATGCCATCCTTCGGATGGACCTTCTTGATCTTGAAGAAAGACAAGTACTATCAAAGGCTTAGAGGGTTCGGCTAGTTCTCAGCTTTAGCTGAAAGTCCCACTATACAACATCCTTCGGATGATTTGAAGAGGGGTTGGATTTGCCGAGTATATCAAGTATCTCTAAGACCCTTACAAGTAAGGGTCGTAAGAGATACGTAGTAGGCTCCCTTTTTTCAAGGATTGGCATGGGTTTTGCAAAGATCAAACGGGGTAGGGAAAAAATTACCGCACACGTATATATATATAAACAGGTGATGGAACATAATCTTAAAATATCGTGGACCAATCATCATTATAAAAAATAAATATATGATGTTACATAAATACAACATACATGCGCTAATCTGCGGCCTATATAGTATACTATTAAACTACTTTGGTATTTATTATTATTATTATTGTTTAATATGTTAATTAGTACTTGTAATATTACATAGTATAGTGTATACTATGTAGTATGGAAAAGATAAATGAAACTGTTTTAGACTCCTTTATTAATTTAAAGGGACTCCTCTCACAAAAAGTAGAAGAACATTCAAAGGATGACTTCTTAACCTTTGTTAAACTCATGGCTCCTTCTATTGTGTCTGACTTTAAGATGGGTAATCATATTAAAGTTATATCAAATAAGTTAAAAGATCTAGAAGAAGGTAAAATAAAAAGATTGATGGTCTTTCTACCACCTCGGTCTTCCAAGTCAGTGTTGTGTTCCAAGCTATTCCCTGCATGGTACATAGGTCGTCATCCAGAACATGAGATATTAACTGTCTCACACAGTGATCAGTTGTCTTCAGACTTTGGTAGGTCTGTCAGGGATGTGGTTAGTACAGAAGAATTTCAAAAAATCTTCAGAGGAGTGCAGTTACGTAGTGACGTAAGGGCAGCAGGTAAGTGGAAAACCAACCAAGGTGGTATGTATTATGCTGCTGGTGTCAGATCACAGATAGCAGGACGTGGAGCGCACATAGCAATCCTTGATGATGTTATGTCTGAGGAGGATTCTTACTCAGAAGCAGGTAGAAGGTACATCAAAGAATGGTATCCTGCTGGACTACGTACACGGATCATGCCTAATGGTGCTATCTTAATCATTAATACTCGTTATCACTACGATGACCTATGTGGTTGGCTACTAAAGCAGCAGGAAAACATGG